TAAGAGAAAGATAAACCACCTTCAGAAAAGGACACTGGGCGCAATAAGAGTTCAGGAATGAGGTTGTAGAAAAACATTTTTGTCTTTCGTTCGTTCACCTCGTTGAACTCATCAGAAAGCCCCAATCCTACTCGTTGCATTTCGGCAACAAGTAGGGTGGTGGGGTATTCCACGTTCCATAGTTTCAGTTTTTCATCTATGTACGCTTGTGCGGTCATCTTAGAACTTTGTTTTGATGATGAGTTTGCGCTTAGAGTCGTTCAATACTGGAGTAGCAAACGCTGTAGCTTTTGTAGATACTGATATAGGGTCTTGATGTCCAAAAGTATTTACCAAAATAAAGCTATCCTTAATAGATTTGCTCATCACATCGGCAAAGTCCATTGTGAACTCGGTGGTAGTGGTGTATTGAGTGCTACCCAACAATGCTGAAGTAGAAAACAATATGTTACCCTCTTCCCAACCATTAGCCACGGTTACTTCTCCATTTTTGCCCTCAAAGCTGATAAAAGACTCCCATACTTTAATAATAGGCAATCCGCGTTCAGAAAGTTCGGCATTAAGTTGCTCCAAACGTACATCAGGCAAAATGGTAGTAGCATTGATAGGAACGCCTAACACAAAAGCACGTGTGTTTTTGTTTTTCAATACCTGATTGAGAGTTGCACGGCTCATAGTAATAGTAGCATAACTATACCCTTTGCCTTTGGCTTCCTCTTGGTATTTTTCGATTTCCTCTATAGGGTTAGCATCAGCATCTGCCCATTTCTTGAGTGCGTTTTGTGTTTTTACTTTGAAGTCTACCGATACATTCACCACTCCACCATTATTGGTAGCGGTAGTTTTGTATTTACCAGTAGATACAAGTTGTTTAGCCATCCACTCCATACGAGCATTGATACCGTCAATACAAAAACGAGGGTCTTCGTATATCTTATCAATAAGCTGGTTTTTGATACCTGCATTAGTAGGGTTCGCATTTACCGCATAACGGAGTTGCTGAATGGTTAGGAGGTCTTTTTCGTTCAAATCGCGGGCGATTTCTACTTTTGGTATTTCGCCTTTGATGTTTTCCACGAACTCGCGCCCTTTGCGTGGTGCTTTTGAGCCAATAGCCACGATGTCCGCCATTATTTTAGCACCATCAGCCCCTTCGATATTAGAATAGGTAAGATAAGGATTGAACTTCAATGGGAAATATTCGCGATAGCGCAAATCTCCCAAAGGGTACGCTTGAATAATAGCATTCATATTAGCCTGAGAGAACTCGGTAATAATGTTGTTTGCGTTGATATTCATCTGCTTTTAATTTTTAAGTTATTAAATGAATGAGATACGAGGCAAGGCTGTACGCAAGAAAGCCACTCCTGCTTTTTCTTTGTCAGGTAGTGCCTCTTTGCGGGCTGTTCCTGCCATTACGACAGCCACCAAAGGAATATCGTCAATAACCACATCGTGAGCAGTAAGTCCTACAGCTCCTGCGGTATTGGTCTGTGAAAGTGTTTCATTCACAACCTTGAAAGTACCATTAGTATCAGGCATTACAAGCGTTCCTGCAGGAATAACTCCATCGGTAAAGCGAGCCTTAGCAGTGGTAGGGTCTATATATACCCCGCCAGGGTAGGTAACATCCAACTGGTCAAATACGACTATTTGGCGACCTGCTTTTTCTGAAATTTTAACTTCGTTCATAAGTGTTTACTGTTTATTGAATTTATCGTTAATATACGCTTGTACATCAGCAGAAACACCATTATTGTCTTTTCCTGCTCCTAATGCTGAACCTGATAGCGATGATAGTTGCGTATTGGTTTGTGCTTGCAAAAACGCTTGCTCATCGGCTTTGAGTTCATTTACAAAAGCCTCCATTTCGGTATCGTCTTTGAAAGTACGCCCTAAGTGGTGTTTGTAGAATGTTTCTGATACCCCCTGCGTTTTGAGTTGGTTTAGGAAACGTTCTTTAGCACTTTGCTGCTGCTTTTCAGCTTGAAAGGCAGCAATGGTTTCATTTTGTTTTTTTACAGATTCCAAAAGATCCTTTGCCCACTCTGGCACTTCATCAGGTTTAGGATCTGTGGAAGGAGTAGGTGGGTTTTGAGGATTTGGATTAGATTTAGCCCTCATTTCTTCGAGTTCTTTCTCTAATTTTTTGCGAGCCTCTTCAGCTTTTGTAAGGCTGGTTCGCCCTTTGTCGGCTACTGATTGCAATAGCTTAACTTCTTCCTCAACTCCTTGTGCGGCGTTTTCGATCTCGTTTTCTCCTTTAACCGCTGTAGCCAATCGGGTGGCTATAGCTTTTAAAACTGACTCTTCCAACCCCAAGTGCGCATACTTGGTTTTGAGTGATTGTAATAATTTATTTACCATAGATGTACAATATTTTTTGTTTTTGCAAAGGTACGGAGGGGCGTTGTAGATTGTATATTTGCGATTTAGGAAAAAGTTAGTAATTATTTAGTAATACAAAAACGCCCCTATAAAGGGGAGTTTTCGGTGTTAAACTAAGAATATATTCACTTCAAAAAGCGTTTAAGTTTGTTTCGTATAAAGTGAAAGACTAACAATAGTACTACGATAATAGCTATAAGGTATAAATAGGAACTTTTTACGTTTTTTGTTTTATGAGAAAAAGCCGTTTCTGAGTGCCTTTGTGCTATAAAATAAGTGTTAGCCTTAGTTATATTATCAAGGGTAGTATTCGCCACTATTTGGCTATTAGAAAGGCTGTTTTTAGTCGTAATCTTCACCTTTCCACCACTTACCCTTATAGTTTCATTATCGCCATCTCTAATGCGATAATACACTAACTCTTTGCTATTACCCATACTATCCTTATCGCTCTCTACTGTTACCTCGTACTCTTGTGAGGCGTGCGTATCGAGTTGCAAGGTTTGAGTATTTTGTTGAAAAAGAGCCGTACTATCCTTGTACTTTATAATACGCTCTTTTTGGACTTGCTTTTGCTCGGTATTGGTTACCTCTTTGCGTGTCCTGCAACCTATTAAGGTGAGGAACGCTAATAATGCAATGATTATTCTATTCATAATTCTCTAACATTTTGATAATTTTCTTTAAACTATCTGCATAGTTGGTAGCGGTTGCATACCCTGCCTTTGCTACCTCCTCAGCAAACTTGTAAGGGTCTGTTTTCACCTCCAACGCTTTAGCATATCGCTTGTTTTTGAAAAAGAATTGTGCGTGGTCGGTAAAACATTCTTCTGGGGTGTCGTATTTTCTAAACCAATCTTTCACTTCATACTTGTACTTACCACTCGGTAATTGATATATAGACATCACTTGTGGGAATTTATATCCTAAGTTTGGAGCATTAAGCACTTCAGTAGTGTTTAACAATTGCTTTTTGTTAGCAGGCGTGTCCTTGCCCGCTTTTACTCCAAAAAACATATTACCTGGCACACTCTTTCCCCAACCACTCTCCAATGCGGCTTGCGCCAAGGTAAAGAGGTGAGAGATACCCGTTTTCTTTTCGCTTTCCAAGGCAAATGGTTTGTACTGTTTTATAAATTCTTTTGGTGTCATTGTTATTCGTTATTAGAGGTTTGAGATGTTTCGGACTGTTCAGCTTGTTCAGCTTTTTCATTCATATAATTAGAGATGGTTTTAGCGACTTCCTCTAAGTTATCACGATTGATAAACACTTGCTGAACAACTTGTCCTGCGCGGTCAAACCGCACTTTGTCTTCGGCTTTTTCGCGTATCGATTTGATTTCGATTAGACACAGTACTAACGCTATAATGAATGTGATAAATGGAAATAGCCACAACGAGGTTTGGTAATAGTTTTCTAAGTACCAACAGAGCAATCCATATATACTATCAACGATACTGCCAGCGATGAGCAGGTTGTAATACTGCGCCATTTTGCTAATGGTACGCCTATAGCCATAGGAAGTTCGTGTTTCGCCGATACGCTTTGCTTTGCGCAAGCCACTCCAAAGGTCGGCGAATATCATAAGGAGTACGAGAATGTAGATACCGAGTAGTATCCATAGAATTACAAAGATTTTTTCCATTGATTACTGTTTGTTTTTAGGTTTTTCGGGTTTTTCTGTGCCGTTGATAATAGCGGTACATCTTTCTTGAATTTGTTTGTATAGTTCAATGTCTGAGGGTTGGAAGTTTGAGTTTTGGACATTGAAGTCGTAAGCAGCAACAGAGCCTTGTAAATAGGGGTAACTATCTTGCTGGCGAGTTGCTGAAAAAGATATAACCGTAGGATTATCCTGATTTTCATAATTATAGGAATACATAACGGTTACATTTTGCACATCTTCCTGTGCAGTAACTTGGGTGTTTGTGTGAATGATTTGCATATTAATTGAATTTTAAGATTATTTTTATTTATTCAAATCGTGTGTTTACTACGTGATATTCACCTCCTAATAGGCGCAATACAACAACATCTCCTTTTCCCATATCTATATATCCATCTCCGCCTTTGTAAGCACCTCCATTGTTATCTATTATAGAGCCTGAAGACACTCCTTGTAGTCTTATCATTTTACCTCCCACGAACATCCCCATAATTACGGTGAGTTCAAAAGACAATGAAAGACTTTGTCTACCTATAGGATTAAAACCGAGTTTACGCATAATTTCTAATACCTCGAAATAGTTAGGCAAATAGACTATGTGACGGTCGGAAGCTACATCTTTAAACACAAATTTATTGGTAATTCCTAACCAACGTTTTATTGTAGAACTTTCAGCAATACCATTATAAACGTATTCAAATTGAGCGTTAGCACCTAAAGATATTGTATCACCATTGATTATTTGAGCACGATTATTGTCATAAGAAATAGTATCTATAACATCATTAGGATTGGGAGGAATTGATATGTTTACTCCAGTAAATTTACCAATACTTCCTACTCCCTTAGGTTTTTTGGGATTTCTATATAATGATAAAAGAGATTTTGTAGCGGTATAAGTATTACTTGCTATTCCACCAAAGAATGCTTGAATATCATTTTCATCTTCTCTATATATTACTCCAGACCCCGTATAAGCACTGCCACTTATTACTCTGTTTTGTCTTTCGTCCCAATCTCCTGAATATATAGACCCACTCGTCATTTTTAATCTACCTGATATTATTCCTCCTTCTGCTTTTATATTTTTAGTAATCAAAGTTCCATCTTCTTGTACTAAAAAAGCAGATTGTCGCCGTCTTTGTTCTGCTTGTTGTGGTGTTTCTATAGGTTGAGTTTTGTCGGGTTCTCCTGCCCAAAAGCGTATGCTATCATTAGTCATTCCCATACCCGTAATACCTGCTTTTGTACCTTGTGTGTTCCCTACTATAAGTGTACCCGTTGCTACCACGTTGCCGTCTATTTGCGTGTCGCTAAATATTTGTGTTTTGTTTTCGAGTTTTTGGATACGTGCGTTTGAGTTTTCGATGTTCCTTTTTTCAGCTTCAATTTGCGCTTTTGCGTTGTTGATAGCAGTTGTAAGGTCTGTTTGGATGTCCGCAACTTTGTTTTCGATGTCTTCAGGGGCGGGCGACCAGTCTGTGGGTTTGTTGCCATATTCAATTTTAAAAGAAGACACCAACACTTCCTCTATATGTTTTCCACTTGTGGTACAACTAAACTCAACAAAGCCATTTCCACCTCTATTATTTGTAACTATACCATTACTACCATATATTGTATATCTGTGCCATTCACCATCAGAAATTAAATCATTTCCATCTAAATAAACAGTTTTACTAACACCGACGATATAATGAAATTTTATATTTTGCTTATTTGTTTTAGCCCAAAATGAAATGATTGTAGGTCTACTTTCAAACGTCGTTCTACATTGAAACCCTTGCCAGTTATAGATAAGTTTAATAACCTTATTTCCTCTGAAAGTTTCAGATACTATACCTGCATTACCTGCATAGTTTGCTTGTAAATAGAAAGGCAAATCTTTTAAAGTAAAATTAGCTGTTTCTCTTATTAGATTCCTTCCCCCAATATTCAACTCATTCACTTTTTGCTGGGCAAAGTTTTTAGCTTCTTGGAGTTTCAATTGGAGTTGTTGTATTTGTCTTTGCTCTGCTTCTGTAATTTTCCCGTCTGCTGCTGCAATAGCTTGTGCTTTGGTGAGTTCTGCTTGTGCTCGTACGTATGCTTCGGTAGCGGTTTTAGCGGTTGATATTTGACTTTCTAAATCCTCAGGGGCGGGTGTCCAATCTGTTGCGATGTTTCCTTTTTCAAGTTTAACATTTCGTGTCCAAAGTTTAGAGGTTACATTACCTGTATCACTCCCATTGTTATCAATACGTATATAACCTTTTGGACTTAAATTAGGTTGGGTAGTAAATGTAAAAGTTTCCCTTTTCCATTCGCCATTAGTATTTGGAATATTTTTAACAGGTGTTTGAGTAAAGCCCTCGTTTATAAAAAACAAATCAACACTTCGTAAATCTTGGCTCTTGTACTCCAAAGACAATGTATAAGTTGTATTCTTTTCCAATGTACCTCCTACTATACCATAATAGATATAATCTTCTACCGTACCTTTATACTCTTTATAACGCTCGTTCTTACTATCAGTGATTAGGTTACGTCCACCAATCTGAATATTTCTAATGCTTGACTTCAATCTATTCTCTAATGAAAGCAAATCAGGGCTTACAAGTTGTTTTATCTCGGTTTTGTTACCATCTGTTATTTTGAGATTGGCTTTGATTTCTATATGGTCATCAAAGAGGTGTATATACTGCTCTCCATTTCCTGATGTTATCTTATCGGTTTTGATTTGTCCACCAGTGATTTCTGTAAATCCATTAAGTTTTGCGATACCACGTTCACTTTCGTATTCTGAATTAACAGTGGCGTATAGGAAATGATAAAAGCCCGTTTCTTGTTCTATATCTATTTTGTTTTCGGATAGGATAAACTCGCCCGTTTCGGTGGTTTTGGAGGCTTTGATATAGAGGTAGTAGGTTTTGGCTTTATCGTCCAAACGCCCTGATACGAAAGTGGGGATATACCAATATTTATAGCTATTAACGTCACGATTGGGGTTTATATCGGTAGTGCCAAGGGTGAAATGTTTGAGCCAGCCACTACCTGCATTGATTTGCTTGGTGTTTTTATCGAAATAGAGTGTGTGAGGGGTTTTTACTGGGTTTGTTTTTGAGACTACAAAATCGAACTGGGTAGACTTGTTGCCTATAAGAGCCATCATAGTTTGTACGGTGGCGGGGACGATACTTTTGGTATATTCAGGAAAGGCGGCTTCTATCTGTTTAATAGTTTCTTGGGCATCTCGCCAGCTTCTTTTGGTTAGTGATTGTGTGCGCTTGTTGAGTTCTCCAAAATATACCTCTTGGTTTTTGAGTTTGCGTATTTCAGCAGCAAAAGAATGCCCTTGTACTTTGTTAGATAGCTCTATTTGTGGGCTGTAAGGGTTATTTACATACTCTTTTAGCCCTACGATGCGAATGGGTACGGGGGTACGCTGAAACTCGGTATCTGAAAAGTTGATGTAAGCACCCATTTTCAAGAGACCTCCTACATTTGCCCAATTCTTTTTAGCCCATATTCCGTCTAAGTCTCCAGTGAATGTAAATAAGTCTGCTCTATTTTCGTATAGGTATTTGCACGCTTCTTTCATCATATCCCAGCTTGCGCCTGACTTTGTGGCGTTGTCGCTGATATAAGCGTTAGGCATTTGCATATTGTAGACTGAATATTCATCACCTATATTAGGGCGGAAAATATCGTTAGGCATTGTAACGCCGTCTTCTTCTTTGGGTACAAGTTGGAAACGTTTTTGAGCGTGGTCGTAATGGGATACTTCAAACTCTCTACCTGACAGCATACCGCTTTCAAAGTAGATAAGCATTTTTTCGCCTTTGATTTGCATTGCATTGAAATCAAGGGCTTGTGGTATAGAGTCGTCGAATATATCGTAGAAGTGTTTATCTATATCTACTGCAAAAAAACCTGATACAGTACCTTTGCGTTTGGGGTATATGTGTGAGAGGTCGAGGCTTTGCTCATTTACAAAGCCGTTATTTTG